CTCCTGCTCCTGCTCCTGCTCCTGCTCCTGCTCCTGCTCCTGCTCCTGCTCCAGCTCCAGCTCCAGCTCCAGCTCCAGCTCCAGCTCCAGCTCCTGCTCCGAGTCCGCAGTACCAGATGACGGCCACTGCACAGGGCACTCGTGAGTGGTATCACTCTGGCGGCTGGTCTGATGCTCAGCTGATTGAGGCTGGCCTCATGCTCCCGCCGAATGGCGTCAACCCTTCGTTTCAATAGCAGTCACCAGGGTGAAGTGGAAAGGCGTGGTAATCGGGCCACGTCGCTTTTTAGGAGAATATTGTGCGGCCAGATTTCATCTTCGGTATAACACCTGGGGACTATTACTATGACATCGAGTCATACCCCAACGTGTTCACCATCACCTTTCGCAATGACAACCACAAGTGGGTGTTCATCATCAGTGACTGGCAGAACGATCTTCAACCGTTCGTGCTGTTCATGGAGACCCTCAGGAGTAACGGGTGTCGTGGGATAGGGTTTAATAATCTCGGGTACGATTACCCGATCATTCACCACATCTATATCAATCGACGTGCTCACCTTACGGCGGCTGACATCTATCAAAAGTCGATGGCGATCTTGAACGCTGATCGACAATCAAGGTTCTCCCACATGGTGTGGGAGTCTGACTGGGTGTTCTCCCAGATCGATCTCTACAAGGTCCATCACTTTGACAATATGGCGAAGGCCACCAGTCTGAAGGTGATCGAGTTCAACCTCAGGATGCCAAACCTGGAGAACACCCCGTTCCCGTTTGGAAGCACTCTCACTAAAGGACAGGTTCCAGTGCTTCTCGAATACAACGACAACGATGTGGTATCTACCGAGGAGTTCGCGACCAAGTCTCAAGCGGCGATCAAGATGCGCGAGTCACTCTCGCAAAAGTTCAACGTCAACATGATGAATATGAGTGACGTCAAGATTGGCGAGACAATCCTCGTTCACGGTCTGGAGGAGCGAGGGATCCAGTGTTATTACAAGGACGCGAACGGGCGCAAACAGAAGAAACAAACGCCCAGGGATAGCGTGAACCTTGCTGAAGTGATCCTCCCCTACATCCGTTTCGATGATCCGGGATTCAACAGGATCCTGAACTTTTTCAAGTCCAAAACAATTCGTGGGACCAAGGGTGAGTTCAGTGATCTTGTCACCCCGTTCAACGGGATCGAGTTCAAGTTCGGCACGGGTGGGTTACACGCCTCGGTTGAAGCAACCGTGGTGAAGTCAAACGAAACTCATCAGCTGGTTGATGTTGATGTGGCATCCTTCTACCCGAACCTTGCAATCGTGAATAACTTCTACCCCGAGCACCTTGGGCATGAATTCTGCGATGCCTATCTGGATCTTTACCACACCAGGAAGACATTCAAAAAGGGGACCCCGGAGAACGAGGCCTACAAGCTCGCACTTAACGGTGCCTACGGTGGTTCAAATAATGACTACAGCCCGTTCCTGGACCCCAAGTACACTATGTCGATCACGATCAACGGACAGCTCCTCCTAGCGATGCTCAGTGACGAGTTGGCCAAGACCCCTGGCCTGAGGATGATCCAGGCAAATACGGACGGTGTGACGTGCCTATGTCCGCGTGGGTATCTGTCACACCTCAGAGCTATCTGTACCTGGTGGGAAGGCCTGACAGGGCTCACCCTGGAGGCCGTCAACTACCGGAAGATGATGATTAGAGATGTCAACAGCTACATCGCTGAGAAGGAAGACGGATCACTCAAGAGGATCGGGGCCTATGCACACCTCACGGCTGAGGAGAAGCCCGGTACGCGAGAGTTACCCTACCACAAGGACTGGTCAGCCAGGGTCGTGGCTAAAGCTGCTGAAGCGGCCCTCGTTCGCGGAGAGGACATTCGAACCTTCATCACCAACCACGATGACTGGTACGACTTCCTACTGCGGACCAAGGTCCCCAGGGCAGCCCGGTTAGAGTGGGGTGGTGAGCCAGTGCCGAACACTATCCGGTACTTCATCAGTACTGACGGTGATTATCTCGAGAAAGTGATGGAGCCGAGCGGACCGATTGGAGAATTTAAACGGGCGAACGGGATCAACGAAATCCAGTATCAACGAATTCTTCAAGAGATTGGGCCGGGTGTCTGGGATCCCCGGATCCATACGAAGAACCAATCAACCTATGAAGTGCGGCGGTCGTACCTGCATTCGGGGTACACTGTGAGAATATGCAACAGGTTATCCGGGCGACCGGATTCTATAAACTACGACTGGTATGTGAAGGAAGCTGAGGCGCTTGTTTTACCGCTAGTCCATCAGTGAGGTGGCAAGATGGAAAATGTATATGAGAGTGTGATGGAGAGTCTGGAGGCTTACAAGAAATCAGGCGACGACCCGAGGTTCATGATCTTACCGATTGATCGTGCTCGCAGACTACTCGATGATATTATTTTAAAAAAGCAACTGGCCGGAGTTGAAGTGATAGAAGAGCTGTTTGATGCTGCACGTGAACAAAGCGATCAGCAGTTCTCCAACCTCATGTATGGGATGTCATTCTCCGGGGTCAGGATCCTGGTGCTCACCACCCAGATCGTGCTCGGCGGTTGGGCAGTGGAACAGATCGAGAAGCAAGATGGGCGTTAGAGAAAACAAAGTCGAACAGTACCTCAATGACGAAGTTGTCAAACTCGGCGGCATCACCCGCAAGTGGGTGTCACCAGGACACAGTGGTGTGCCGGATCGGATTGTTTTTATCAATGGAAATGTTTACTTTGTTGAAGTGAAAACAGACCTAGAGGATGGGAAATTATCAACCGTACAACGCCGAGAAATTAACAGACTCAGAAAACACGGAGCCAGGGTATTCATCGTTTACGGACACACGTATGTTGACGCCTTACTCAAAGTATTCAAGAAAGATCTCGCACATGACTGATCCTCTCCTCGCCCCTCAACAGTTGCACGATTATCAGAAAGAGTGCGTCCTGTTCCAGCTCTATAATGATGACACCATGCTCTGGCTACAGATGGGCCTGGGGAAAACGCCAATCACGCTCACCACAATCGTTGACAGGATGCGGGCAGGACAGGTCAAGAAAACTTTGGTGTTCGGCCCTCTCCGCGTCATACAGGCTGTGTGGGCTCGTGAAGCTAGAAAGTGGACCCATACCAAGCACCTCCGGTTCGTCGTCATCCACGGTACACCTACGCAGCGCCTGAGGGCACTCTACACCCCTGGGGATGTGTACCTGATCAACTATGAGAATATGAACTGGCTGGCCCATGAGCTCAAACAGCGGTTCGTTCTGACAGACAAAGAGTTCCCCTTCGAGATGGTTGTCTATGACGAGGTGTCAAAGGTTAAGAGTTCAACCTCGCTCAGGGTGGCCGGCGGTAACCGTGATCGAAAGGACAACCGGGGAAAGCCTTACAAGGTTCACTTCACCGGCTGGCGAGAGATGATTAACCGTTTCAAATATCGAACCGGTCTCACCGGGACTCCGGCTCCCAATGGATACATAGACCTCCACGGTCAGTACCTTGTCACCGATGGCGGCAAGCGGCTTGGTGAGTATGTCACCCACTATCAAGAAAGTTACTTCGCAAAAAATTACAACGGGTGGGGTTGGAGCCCGACCGACCTGGGCAGGAAATGGATCGAATACCAGATCAGTGACATCACCAAGAAGATGGACACCAAAGACTATCTGAGTCTGCCGGGTAACAAGGTGATCGATATGATGGTCGACCTCCCTCCCCGAGCAGTTCAGATTTACAAAGAGATGGAGGANGAAATGTTCTCCCTGCTCGACTCCGGCCGGGAGCTGGAAATCTTTAGCAAGACCAGCCTGTCAAACAAGTGTCTGCAAATCTGCAACGGCGCTGCATTCCTACCAAACTCACGAGAATACGAAGCGATCCATTCTGCAAAACTTGACGCCCTGGAAGAGGTGCTTGAAGAGGCAGCTGGGCAGCCAGTGCTCATCACATACAACTTCGTCCCTGACGTTGAACGGATCATGAAGAAATTCGGTAAAAAGTTTCGACTGACCAACCTGAACGATGTGCCGGCGAATAAGACCGAGAAGCTTGTCGAAGATTGGAACGCTGGAAAGCTTGGCGGGATCGTCGGTCATCCTAAATCAATCGGCCACGGTCTCGACGGTCTTCAGGACAGTGGTCACATCCTGGCAATGTTCGGGGTGAACTGGTCGCTCGAGCTTTATGAACAAGTTATCGCCAGACTCGACCGCCAGGGTAACGATTCGATCACATCGGTGATTAGGATCCTATGCAATAACACTGTCGACCTTGCAGTGGTCGATGCCATCAAACGAAAGAACACTGACCAGGAGGGACTCAAGAATGCGCTTCAACGCTATCGACACCCAACTCACGAGACAATTAACTTCTACTAACCCCAACATGTTAGACATCACCAAAATTCTAAACTTAGTTGAAGAAACTGCTGAAGCAGACCATAGCTTTGAAAAGCTGGATTCAATGCGAGAGGGAAAATCCAGAATGGTTGAGTGTGACCATATCAATGAGAAGTTGAGTCTTATCCATGAGCTTGATGATTGGGATTTCACTGAGCACTGAAGTCATCTCGTTACTCTATGCTTAATGCCGAACGCCCCATGAGGACGCCAGCCGAGGTAGAACTGGTAGATGCCGCCGCCTGTAAAGATATGCGAGTACGACATGTATGGTAGTGGCCA